GTTGAGGTTCCTGCGACGGCTACGGATTCATAGACCACACATCGGTCTACGCCACCACCAGCAGGGATCTTTGCGATGACCTTCTGACCACCGTTGCCGATAGTGATTAGATCGTTGTATGTCAGTTTGATGACATCGGTGAAGCCGTATGCAGCTTCGTTTACAGTTAGTTTACTCATAGTATTATATCTCCTTGGTTATGATTAAGCTGTTGCGGCTTGGTAGCCGTGTGCGCGAGGGTTCTTAACGCAGAGGGAATACTTGCGACGGATCGTGCTACGACGACCACCACCAAGATCAGGAAGTTCCTTCTGGATCAATCCGCCAAGCTCTTTAATCTCAACCATTGATGGGTTGATGAAATAAGCCATGTCCTTGTTGGTTGTGTCAATCAAGGTCTTGCTGTTGAGGTTAAACACCTCGGCAGTTCCATGTTGACCTTCGTAGACGCGAATCTTGTTTTTGATGACACCCTTCTCACCACTGATATTTACGCTTGTGCGTTGATCTGTGGAATCAGTGAATCGCATAGTATTGGTAGCAAACTCGCTGATCCAACCAGAACCACCGTAGATGCGGACATTAGCCGAATCACCAGATTCATCAAACATCGACTGCATTACGCCATCGACAACTGACTCAAGTGGAGTAGTTGCACCTGGAAGCTGTGCGGCTGGAGTTTGATACTCGCTAGGGAAGATGGTAGAAGCTCCACCAATTTGCTCTGCAAGACCCGCAGATGTGCGAATTGCACCTGAGACGCCGCGAGCATCAGCAGAAAGAAGCTGCTTCTCTGTGTCGCGATTAAGCTCTTTAAGTGCCTTCATCACTGCACCAGCGTAGTTTACGCCAGAAGCATTATCGACAAGCTCTTGGTCGTCTGTAACCATTGGGTTACGCTCAAGAGTTGTAACATAATTGAAGACGCGAGCCTGTTCGTCGAACTCATTTGAGAAGGCCGTAGCGTCTGCGCCTTCTGCAATTGGTGTGCTGCGAGGATCGTCCATGTCGTCAAGAGTCCATTCGGGCATAATGCTCGATGCTTTACTCTTGGTTGTATTGGAATAAAAAGGAGTTGCGCTAGGGCTGATTAGATGCGCCCCGCGAGTCAATTCCTCAGTGTTAGAAACCGCACTACCTAGATTAGTAGTGTCGAATGTATTTGATGCTGCCATAGTATTATTTTATTTTGAGTTGTTGTTATTAAGAGATGTTTAAGCTGGCCATGATGTCCTCATCGTCGTAGTCTCCTGATTGAATCCGCTTGCTCACCGAAGATGACACCTTCTTCTTGCCGCGCCGTGGCGTAGCAGATTTAGCACCACCAATTTGACCGTTGATTGGCTTCGCCTTCTTCAAGGGTAGCTTAATCTTGCCAATTGGTTTCTTCGATTTAAACTCGACTGAGTGTGCTAGTGCACGCGCGAGTTTCGCACCTAGCTTTGGGAAGGCTCGCGCCATCAGAGAAAATTCACCGTCGTTCGTGAGCTTTTTCCACTCTTTGAACTGACTAGACTCTTCATCTTCAAAGAACTTGACTTCGGCTTTCGCCTTCTCAACCTCCTCGTTCGTGAGTCCTTGAATACTCTCTAGTTCCTTAATCGCCTTGCGTTGTGCAGGAATTGCCTTGACCTGTTCTTCGTAGTAATCTTTCCACTGCCCGACTTTCGCCCGATCCCACTCCTCTGTCTTTCCGTTGTTCAAAGGAATATCGAAATACTCATCCGTCCCGCGAAGCAACTTGTCCATGTATCGGTAACTACTTTCAATGCTTTCTGCCTTGGTATCCAAGTCCTCCAAGCTATGAATGTCTGAGTGTGGATTGTTTGTCGGAAGCATCTTAGAGAGACCTTCATCCAGCTGCTTACGCAGGGACTCTTTCTCTTCATCTACCTCCCGAAGTTTACCACGGAGCTTGCCTAGTTCTTTTCCAGCACCACTGCCAAATCCTTTGCCGAAGTTTGACGCATGATCTCCAAGTAAATCGGAAAACTGCTTGCCAAGTGCTTCTGCGCTGGATGCGTCTAGTGCGTCGAAATCAATCTGTGAAAGAACGTCTTCACCGTCTTCTTCCCCTTCCTCATCGGTTTCGTCCTCGGCCTCCTCTTCCTCTGGTTCGGATTCCTCTGCTTCTTCAGCTTCGGGTAGCTCCTCCTCCTCGGTTTCGGGTTCCTCAGAAGCGTCAACTTCAGGTTCTTCGGAATTGATTAGTGTCGGGTCTAGTTTTTCCAAACTTGCTTCAAAAGCAATTTCGTCAAACTCTCCCTCTCCTGACTCTACTACGGTGTCAGAGTTACCGTTGGATTGTTTTGTAGCCATATTATGTCATCTCGTAACGTGAGAAGTGTCGATGGCATTATTATACGGATTAGGGGGAAGCTACTCTTCTAGTTCCCATTGAGTCTCAAACTCATACAAGAGATCATCGCACTCCAGCATAGCACCGATAAGCTTGTCGTCGGCTTTCTGGTTGCACGTAGGCGTCTCCATGTTGCGCTTGAGGTCTGACCACTTTCCTTCACGCCTTGCCCGTAGGCCAGCGCATAGGGCAGCCCACATTGGGGTTTGCGCTTGAAAATGGACTAAGGCTTCTTCGTATGTTACTTCGCTCATTATGCTAGTGTGTTGATTCCTTGTAGGTCAGTTGGCGGAGTTCCGATGCGACCAGTTTGCGCGTTCTCGTTCTGCTGCTGTTGGAATTGATACTGCTCCATGTATGTAGATAGACGCTCCGCAAACGCGATGTCTTGCTGCAACTTCTGCGCTATATCTGGCTGCTGTGCATACTGCTGAATGTATTCCATTGCAATCTGCCCACCATTCGGCTGCGCTCCTACGCTTTGACCAGACGAGATAAGTGCCAAGTCCTCGGCAACCTTCTTGATAATGTCAGCGCGGGACGCTTCGGCACTTCTAAGGATGCGAGATGCAAACTGTGGCACTGCTAGCAATGCTGATACGCGCACAACCTCAGATGGATCAATAGTTCCAGTTGGGTCGGCTTGTGGCAGCTTCAACAGCGTCTCCACCGTCTCTTTGACATACTCTGGGTCTTGAGTGCGAACATCGTAGAAAATCTTAATGTCAAGCTCCTCGTCCATCGGACTCTTGTTGAAGGTCTGAGGGTCTGGACTATTGGTGACACGGAAGTGAATGTCCTCGCCATCGTAGAATTTCTGATAAGCCTTATAAGCTAGTCGAGCAATCTCAGCAACATGCACAAGGGCGCGATTGACGTAGTATTGCTGACGCTGTAACGCCATAGGCGAACCCTCCTTGAGTCCCATGATGAAGTCTGCCTCGTCGGATAAGAACTGCTCGCGATTTGTCCCTTCAATGAGATTACTAGGAACGTCGAGCGTCTTGTATAGACCTTCTTCACCTCTGCGAGTTGCAAAGTCTGCCCCTGCGCCCCATACCGAAGCTGGACGACCAGCAGGGTGCGTGCGAGGTGGATTCATAGAAATGGAGAGCTGATCGTTTGATGCGTCACGCACGACCTTAGATTGTCGCTGATTCCCGCGAAGCAGGTCAGATACGTTGCGCTGGTCATAGATGCGCTTTGAGTCGCGTGTCATTGTGGTCAACGCAATCGGGAACTCATCGTAACCATTAAGAAGCTCAAATAAGCCGTAGCCCATGTCGCTCTCAATGTCGTCTCCCTGCGATGGACTCCACACTGTCTGGTAGTAGCCCTCTGCCCCATCTTCTTCGTCTACGAGGCGCTGGAATGTTCTCACGATCTCAACAAGGTCTTCTGCGTCCCGATTACCGAGGTTGAACAGCGTTGCCGACTGGTTGGCGAGGAAGGCGTTACGATTACCGTATGGCCCGTCTAGCTCTTGAGATGTCATGCCCATGCGCTTCTCAATAATCTCATCAACCCAATCCTCATCCCATCCTTCGGCATGAACCGCCGCAGTAAGGTCTTGGATGGACATAAAGTGACGGATGTGGACTCGATCAACCCGCTTCGTGTCCATCGTATAGGACGGATAGATGATGTCTGCGCGTGGACATTTGGACTCAACTACTGGGCGGTCAACATCACCCTTGATTACTGGAATTTCCGCTATGCCATTCTGTCGCAACTGCTTGAGTGCTTTTTTAGCTCTCTTCACGTTCACCCCCTCAAAGCTTTCCCGAAATATCTCAATAGCTTCATCAACTCGATCAGCGTCAGCAAATAGTTCTGCCGCATCTGGAAACTGTTCTGCGATTTGCTCTAGGTCAATCTCCTCAAGATGCACGCGAAGTCGCTTCTCCCATCCTACCCATGTGGCTGCCATGCCCTTCTCAAACATATCGTTAAGGCTTAGCTCAATCTGATCGTAAGAATTTGGAATCCAGCTATCTAGCATCCACCGAATAAATACAGTGGTTGAGGCAGCTCGCTCTGCATCTTCGCCATTTACGGGGGCTGCGGATATATTGCCGTCTCGTATGGCGTTCATGCAGAGGGCTACCAAAGTGTTAATGCGCGGGTCGATCACTGGCACTTCTTGGTCAGATGCACCTACCCACGGCTTTGCATCTAGCGAGTGCTTCTTCTGGTCGAGCGTCTTGCCAGGCCACCACATTCGGCGCTGGTTGTATGAATCGGCACACTGGTCAGCATACCCAGAATGGTCGCCCAAGTCCTTGCGCCAAACATTGTTCAAGTTCTTGATATTTGGCTCTTTGCGAACAAAGGCTAGGTCTTCTAAGTATTCGTCTTCCATTGTGGATATTATACGGTTTGGGGGGAAGATGCGCTACGTAAGGCTTTGCGATGTATGATTTTCACATCATTTCCAGCCTTTCCGCATAGCTCTCCTATTTCAGCAAAACCCATCACTGTTGTTTTGCCAGAGACTCCGCGCTGTAAAAACTCCCACGCGAGCCATGCGTCAAATGCATCCTTTCGGAATCGACCATCATCTACGAAGCTGCCAAGCTCTCCCTTCCACGGATTTGCCATTATAGATTGCACCATGCCTTCCCAGCAAGTGAGGCGTGACGATAATACTTAACGGACTTATACTCAATGACTTCTAATCTCATTGGTTTTCCGCGAAGGTGCATAGGATCAGTCATAAACGGGATCAGGGATCGGACTGTGCGAATTTCATCGCCTTCGCGGATCTTGCATTCAACCTCGTTCCTACCCGATTGAGCATAGGAGCACATAGAGTCTACAAACTGGGGCTTTACTGCCTCCTCCATCTCTTTGCGCGTCCCTACTGCTTCTAGGTCGTCGTAGTAGTTGCGAATTAGTGCTGCCGTCTCGACAGATACATCTCCAGTCTCTTCTGGTGCAAACTGCTTCCGCAGTCGTCCTACTTGCATAGGCGTTACGCCGTATTCGGCAGCTAGTTCTTTACATTTCATAATTAGTATCCTCCGATTGTTGATGTCTGCTCGAACGCCTGCTTTGAGTAGTGCTCAATGCCTATTCCATTATTAGCTGTTGCGGCATAGCGAGGCAGATCAATGAAGTCCTTCAGCGGCTCATCCTTCTTCCCGTTTTGGCAGTAGTTCATAAAGCTGAAGATTGTATTCCCGCAAGCTCTTGATATTCTGAAGGTTGGGGAATTTGTGTATTTATCGAACGGCTGCTTATTGTCATAGCTCAACCACTCTTGGATTCTAGGAATGCCTATGTCCTCGGTAGCCCCGAAGCTAGGGACAGTATCAATGCCGATGTCATAGAGTTCGTCCTGCAAGGTGCGCTCTCCGTCATCTGCCGTCTGCTTTGGGCTATGAGCAAAACGAACGTCAATGATGCGCTCGAAAATTGGGATGCGATTCTCAACCTTTGTCCACTCTATCTTCAATGCTGAGAGTGACATGCCGCCACAGTCCTCCGCTGCTACGCCCTTCTTCCACGTAACCTCGTCATCAGATCGAACCGTAGACTTGCCTTCAATTGCCCATTCGCCGTAGGTGTCGCGGTCAGGCCACTCAGCCCATTGTCGAACGTCACCTTTGGAGTTCACTCCATACCATGCACATGCCCACGACTTCTTGCCAGCAGGGTCAATGACTTGGTAGTTCGTCCACTCGCTGCTAGAAAAGTCAATCTTCTCTTCCTCTGGGTCGTAAATGTGTGCCACCTGGTCGAACGTCCCAAACATAGCTGTCATGGACTTAGTAGGGAATCCATACAAGACCTTCTTGATTTCCTCGACAGATGCATTGGCATGATTTCGTGCAAGTCGC